TAGCTGGCGACACGCTAATTCATATTGCCCAGTCCGGACAAAGTGACCGATCCGCGTTTCGCTTCCGTCTCGGTTATGTCTAAATCGAGTGCATCCCGTGTTAAAAATAAACGAGGTAAACGCATCGATTTGACCTTGTGAAAGTTCAGCAGCGCCGCGCCAATCGTAAAGGCAGTGCTCGGCGGACTGGATGTTTTTAACCCAGTCTGTCGCGATTTGTTCATCGGTGGCGTGGGTGTTGATGACATCGTGAGTATTTCCGACGCCGTTGGTGATAAGCCCAGACGGGCAGCGATAAGGATCACGGCGACACCCTTCGGCGTTACCAATCAGATCAAGCGCCCGCGGTGACACGCTAATCTCACCCAGCGATTGACCGGCAATTTCTACCTGGCCAACTGAATGATTATATTCAGCGTCACTTACCGTAACGCCGCCAGTAATCAGAGCGGCGACAGCCGTCACCGAACAGAGTATTTTTTTTACTTTATTCATTACGCATCATCCTGTTCAAGAATGGCGGACACTGAACTTTGTCGGTTCAATTTCGATTCCAGCAGTCGATGATTCTTTTCTTTGTAATACCAAGTCAGGCCAAAAGAACAGAAACCGAGGATGATGCCGACTATGACGCCCAGTTCGTTAACAGAAAAAGCACCAAAGAAAGCCGCAACCCCACCAAAGAAAGCAGTAAGACGATCACCTTTAAACGCAAAGAAAGCGGCGATCACCCCTGCGATGGCAGTAAACCACAATCGTTTTTTACTAAGCATTCTCGCCTCATTTGCTTGTGCGATTTGAAGGGTGTATTTGAAACCTAAATTCAGACATCACCAGAAAAGGCGACCATTCGAGAGGGATTAGGCATAAAAAAAGCCCACCAAAGATACGGTGGGCTTATAAAAGTAGCTGGCTAGGAATGCGATTCAGTCCGCCCTCTGGACGCACTAAAACCACGTTATAGAAAACCATAATCTAATAGCTCAGAAAAAACAACAGTTCGTTGTTAAAAAATCTTTTCGTTGGTGACTTAAATCACATTTAACCCCATATTGGGGACTTAACCAAGCGTGACGCATCACGTTTGATTAAGTGTTTTATTGTGACCTGTCACACCCAGCACGGACGGCCAGGCACGAAATGGACGCGCCGCCACTTCGGCCAGCCGCTTAAAAGCGTTAAACGCTCGACCAAATCCGCCCACCTCTCCACCTGGCGAATTTACCTCGATGATCACCGGGCCTTTAGACTTGGCTAACTGTTTAGCAAGTCGCTTTTGCCATTTGGCCGAACTGGTACGCAACAATGAATAAGTTAGGCGTGGGTGGTATACGCCTTTCTTATGTGCAATTTTTCGTTTGTGGCTTAGTCTCATAGCATCAATTCCCTAAACTTACGGGTGCGCCAGCATTCGCTGTCACCCTCGAACACACCTTCGCAGCCTTGCGGCAACGGTGATTTACATTTCCCACAACAACCGAGCGCGGCCACCTGTTCCTGGTATCGCTTTTCGTCTTGCTGGATCAACTCGGCGATGTATTCCTCTCGGCTGTACGGTTCGCCAACCACGGCGCGGGCCTGGCGCATAGCATCAAGGCGATCCCGCTCAGCCGCGGGCAATTCCAGCTCAACCTTAGCGATGCCCTGTTTTTCCTCCAGGGCTTCGCGTTCGGCTTTCAGTTTGGCGCGCGACTTACGCTTTCGACGTCGAGCCGCTGCGCGTTTCTTTTCCAGTTTTTCCTGGTCGGTGTCACTGGCCATGTTTTGCCTTCAACTGATCCACGGGAACCTGGGACAGAACACGTAACACAGCAATCCCGCCAGCAAGAACAGCATTCAACACCGCGTAAACCGTTACGGTCATGTAATCCTGGAGCGATGGCAGAACCGCCAGAAGAACGTTAACCAGGGCAATGGCCAGGGCACACTGGACACTCCAAAACTTATAAGCCTGTTTCCAATTATTGATTAGCATGTAGCACCTCTTATCTAAAGTTCTTATCTATATGCGCTTGTAGCAGCACGGCTTTTTGACGTTCTTCGTTCGCGGTTTCCTGGAGCTGCATTACCCCTTTGGCCACCATGAACTTTTCCGACTCGGTTAACTCACAGTTATCGATAAATTCCTTAACCATGCTGATATGCATGATCACTTTCTGCTCATCCATCACGCCGCCTCATTGAAGGCGCGGCGCATTTTTATGCCTTGCCCCATAACGGCCAGGGTCGAGAACAGAAGGAAGCCACCAATCCAAAACCAACCAAACGCCATACACAGCAAAATTTGAACGCCAATCAGTAAACGGGCGATGTAATGCAATAGGGTCGATCTCAACATCAACATTGCATACCAATCACGCTCTGGCGTTTTCACCACACCAACGCACCCCATGATCGAGATAAACACCACGAAAGCGGAATACAGGTTTTCCACAATGGCATTACCATGCGCCCCAACCCAACACGCATACAGCGCGGCCGAGTGCAAAACGATGGCAAACAATTGATTAAGTCGAACGTTATTCATTTTTCAAGTTCCTTATTCACCTCATGGGTGATCAGTTAATTAACCAAACAAGGCCGGTCCAACCTGGGCCATGTCGTACAGATCTTCGCGCTTCTTTCCCTTCATCGCCGACCCGACGTTCGCCGCTCTCAGTCGCTTTCGTACCGTGTCGCGACTCAGGTCGAAGGTGATGGCTATCTGGGTGATGTTCATGTATCGCATCGGCATATCACTCACTAAAAAAGGATCGTTTCGGCAGCGTTCAGCCCTTGCGGGATCTGCGATTCGTCAGGGATCTGGCGAGAGTGCTGACGGCGCATAGGACAGCCGAAAAATTCTCAAACACCGCGGGCCTCGCACCCGTGGTAAAGGTTTAGGACTCCAGGGTCCCCCGCTTCATGGCTGCAACGAGAGCCTTGCGACGCTCAAGCAATACACCTAACCTTTTGAATCCTATTGTTATTTCGTTATCCAACTCTCTCGCTAAAGGTGGTACTAACGCAGCTCTAACGGCGGTTGACAGGATGGTTTTTCTAATTGGTTTTGCCATGTTGTTTATTCCTCTGTGATAGATGGTCGCTTTGCTGGCTCAGGCCGCGCAGTGACTTAACTCGTCGTGTTTAAATGATCTTGTTGATCTCGTCTCTGTCTCGCCACGCAACAGCATGAAACCGCGTTCGTCTAACCAGGCGTGATAACGGGCTAAGGCGTCACGCATCGGACCCATGAAAAGCGACTGGTTATAGGCTTTGTCCTGTTTGCTTTGGGCATGGTTTAACAGGCGCTCACTGACCGAGTGGTCTATCCCTAAATCGGTGCAAATGGTCTTTAAGGCTTTGCGGCAATCGTGGGCGCTCCAGGCACTCTCACTCACTCGCTTAATGTGTTTTCTTGATGTGCTGTAACTTAATGGCTGGGCGTGGCTGTGACCGGGGAACAGGAACACCCCGCGATACCCGGTTTCGATTTGCCAGGCACGATATTGATGCAGCCAGTCCGCGACCGGATCCGAGATCGGCAACACATGCCAGTCGCCGGTTTTGGTATCCGCCATCGGTAAACGCCATTGACGGCCCATCATGTCGATGTGGCTCCACTTCGCGGCTAAGGTTTCGGTGATCCGGGTGCCATGACATAGCAGCATCACAACCAAACATTGCGTGACACGGTCACACCCAACCAAGGCCCGGAACAGCGGTTCGATGTCGGTGGCCAGCAATCGGCCGTCTTTCGGTTCAATCGATACGGAAATGAAGTCCGAGAACACCACCCCGGCCAACGGGTTTGACTCAATGCGCCCCAGTTTCTCGGCTTGCTTAAAGGCTTGCTTGAGGACCGATAACACGGATTTCACGGTCGCCAGGGAGCGATGTTCCTGGAGTGGCCAGATCAAGGCGTCATCCAATACCTGGCGGTTTAACGCTTCAATGGCCAGATCGCCAATATGTGGGATCAGGTGGCACTTGATGGCGCTTTTAATGGTGGCTTTACGGGTTTTCGAGCGGTGCGCGTCCTTCTCGATGCGCCCTTGATACCAGTTCAACACGTCGCCGACGCTCTCGAACTCGGTGTGTAATAAGTTGCTGTTGGCATTCATGGCCAGCGCGGCCAGCTTCTCGGGTAAGAGTTTCTTCACGGCTTTCGCGGTCAATAACGGCCAATAGCCCAGCAGATACCAACGGTCACGGCGGACCAGATACCAGGATCCACTGTCGCGGTTTTGATGGAAGCGAAAGCGAAGCGGGAGTCCCGCCTCTCGTAAGGTGCGGGCGGTGCCGGCTTTCTCGGCTTTGATGTTCGGCTCTGAAAAGGTGATGACGTTGGTTTTCATACTGGCCCCGCTTACGGTGCCAGCCAACCAAACAGCGCATACGCGGCGGGAAGACTGACACCCAATAAAATAAGCTCTCTCACTTTCTTTAATTCGTTAATTCTTTACAGTTCAAAATCGGCATTAATGCGACGCTGTTCGAGAATGTCCTCGATACGACGGCGACAGTGGACCTTATCCGGGTTCACCTTCACGATTGGGATGGTGCGCGACTTATCCCGTTGTTTGTGGTTCAGTAGATGGCGTTCGTCAGAGGTTCGATACATGCGTTTAAGTCCTTTTCTTGATTAATGACTCGATCACGAATTCGCGCGCCGTTTTCAGGCGGCGTTTATAGGTGGGCAAGCTGATCCCGGCCCGTAGTGCTCGTTTGAGTTGGGTATCATCGTTGATGTTGCCAACGGCCCCGTACTCAATGCGTAGAATGGTCGCGGCTGCTTTATTCTCTGCCGCCAAACGTAACACCGCCGCCTCAACTTCGGCTTCGATGCAATCCAAAACAGGGCCCGCGCCACCGCCGCCAAACACCCCTTGACACTCGATCAGCTTGCCCAAAATCGACTGGCCACCGGGCACCAATGCGCCGCGATGTACCCACCGCGCCCATTGGTCGAAAATCTCATCCCAGTTCGCCATGAATTGCCCTTACTTCACTTCCACAATGAAAAGGGGCTGACCCGCGCCGTTACGGTGGGTACTGGCGCGCGCCATTTGAGCGGAGCGGTTTTTAACAAACCAGGTCATGCGGTGGGCCGAGGTCGAGCCCGTTCGCACCGGTGCGCGACCGTACAGGGCTTTTAATTGGTCCTCGGCTTCTTTCTCACCGGTGACGGCGAAACGGTTAGTCGGCTTGCTCATTGGCTTCTCTCCTGGTGAATGGGTTCGCCGTTCATCCAACGATTGAACAAACGGATCAGGTGGCGATATTTGTCGCCCGCGGCGCGGTTGGTGTTCAGCTCACGGCGGGACGCAATGCCGCAGTAATCACGAACGGCCACCGCGGCCTGTTGTTCGCTGTCTACATGACGGCTTAGTAATGCCGCCAGGAACTCACGAAAGCGGGGACGCTGTCCCAGCATCACCGCCCCTTTGGTTAAACTCATGCCACCGCCTTATTGGTTGTTTGCTGCTTGCGCTTACGACGGCGATCGAGCTTGCGGACATAACATTCCGACCAGGCTTCGATGGCGGTCAGTACGTGCGCCGGCGTGTTGTCGGCTTCGCTGACCATCAAATCGTGATGTTTGATGTCCAGGCGATCATAAAACTCGGTCAATGACCCGTATTGATGGCAAACGAACGCGCCCAAACGGCGCAGTGCTTGCAGTTCTTCGGCGCTATTACTGCCAATAACCAGGGTGACAATGTCATCCGGCCAACGGCCCGACAGTTCTAACCGAAGACGACGCGCCCTTTCGGCCGGGTCCGGCAAATAGCCCAGGTATAAGCGACGAACCTGACCCGCGCCGAGTTCATTCACTAAGGCCAGGTATGCCGCCTCGCCGTCGTCCTCTGTTCCGCCTAATAACGCCATTACAATCATGCTGCCCTCTCTGCTTGCGCTTGCTCGTACTCCAGATCGAACAGACTGAAATCGACTTTCCCGCCAGAGATGCGGCGGATCTTGTTTCTGCTTGAGGGTTTAGGCGAACGGCGTAAGTGAACCCACTCATTCACCGTTTTAGGACTGACGTCAATCAGGCGGGCCAGCCAAGTTTGAGCGCCGAAACCCTTCGATGTGATCCAGTCTTGAAACCTCATTTAGTTGTCCTTTCCGCGATTTGCGACACAGATTAACAACAAAACGTTGTTATGACAATGATCGAGGTGTAGCAATTTCCGCAAAATGTGGTATTTTGTGGTAAAATAACGATTGAAAAGCCGTGGTTAACGAATTAATGAAATAACGAAAACGTTAACCAGGTAACAAAACTCCCCGTTTAACAGGGCGTAACGAATGAAAACAGACATAAAAGAAATCATCGGCGACCGCATACGAGAGCGCCGTTTAAAGAAAGGCTGGACCGCGAGAGAAGCCGCGGCAGCGGCCACCATAGCCGCACCGGAATCCATTTCCACCGGACGCTGGCAAAACTGGGAATGTGCCCAGCGTAGCCCAGGCGTGGAGCTTTACCCCTACCTGGCGAAAGTGCTCGACACCACGCCGCAGTATTTAGCCGGCTGGACCGATGAAGCCGGGATCGGTGTGGAAACTAATAAGTACATCGTGGCCAACGTGAACCAGGGCGGTGTGGCGGACGAATTGGCGTTCAACGTGGAAGCGCTCAAGCGTCACGGCCTACACGAACACAATTTACGCCTACTGACAGCCCCAGACGATGCCATGACGCCGGACATCGAGCGCGGCGACCTGATCCTGATTGATAAGACCGCGACCACCATCACCGGCGCGGGTATTTACGCCCTGGAAACGGGCGCGGGTGACATGTTTGTCCGTTACGTTCGCCGAGACATCGGATCCGGTTACAGCGTGTACGCCAACGACGAGAAACACGCCCCGACCCAGAAATTCACCGACGATGAGTTCGCCGAACTGACCGTCATCGGAAAGTTCGTCTTTAAGGGAAGCTGGCACAACGACCAGTAAAACAACGCTTTTTAAAAGCGCGGCTTTGTCGCGTTTTTTTACCGGGCAACAAACAACACTTTGCGGTACTAGACAACAACTATAACGCAAAACGAACAACGGCTAAGGAATTACAATGACCGGCTCACTATCGCTGATTTGCATCAACAACCCGAATGAATTTCGAATGGTGCAGCGCCAACAAAAGAAAACCGTTCAAGCGGCCACCGCCGACTTGCTGGCTACCGCGGCACTTTTGGAAAAGGCCCTTGATGGCAACCTCGACGACGAAACCCACGCCCTGATCAACGCGGCGTATTTCCCGGTTAACCAGGTACAAACCACCTTTGACAAGCTCGTCGCCCAAATCGACAACATTCAACTGGAGGACCAAAGCCGTGAGTAGTCTCGAATTGGTCCCAGGGATGGGGCTTACTTTTGACGAACTGGCCGTCCTGAAAGGCCACGCCGAAGGGAAACGCCCTTCACAACTTGGTAAGGAACTTGATCTCACCCCGCCGGAAATGAAGCTCATCGAGCAAGACATCCGGCTCAAGCTCCGCGCCAACAGCCCAATGCACATGATCACCCGTGCGTTTGAACACGGCATTTTACGCGTGATTTGTCTGGTCCTTTGTTTCTCCATCGTGACCGACCTCGACGATCAGGCGATGCGCCTAAGAACACGCACCCGAAACGAATACAGCCGCACCGTTCGCAGCGGCCGCAACGAAGCCACTTGCTAACAACAGGAACACAACCAATGGGAAGAAATCATCAGCAACACAGTAAGACAAACAAAGCCTATCGCGACCAAACGTCCACAACCGACTGGCTGTTCGCCGCAAGCTGACAGCATCACGGCTGCGACAGTGGACAATGTAAATAAACGGGTATTCATAGCAACTTTCCTTTTTAAAATCGGCCTTCGGCCGCCCCCCTGCGGGGGTAGGCTCAACCGCCGACCCCCCCATTTTGACCCCCCTTACAAAAATTTTTTTTTTCCTTGA